TGAAAAGCTGGCGCGTTATTGTGATGAGCAGATGAGTAAGGCTGTCCTGGGACAGACCCTGACGAGCGATTCCGGCAGCGGCAGCTATGCGCAGTCAAAGACCCATAATGAGGTGCGTAAGGACTTGACGGCGGCGGATGCCAACGCCCTGGAAAATACCCTGCGCCGGGATTTAATCCGGCCCCTGGTGGAGTTTAATTTCGGGCCGGGAACGCCTATCCCTACCCTGCAGTTTCAGACAGAGGATGCCGAGGACCTGAAGGAAACGTCTGAAATATACCGCACCCTGGCCTGTGACATGGGCCTGGAAATCCCCAAAAGACACCTTTACAAAAAATTTGGGATTCCTAAGCCGGAACATGGGGAGCCGGTGACGCAGCGCCAGCAGCCAGCCGGAGTGCCGAGGGCGGAAGTACAACTCAAATTAAAGGCATCTGGGGAATCGGACCCGCAGCCTTACATAGACGGTCTGGTAGAGGAGTCTGCCAAAAAGGGCAGCGAGATTTTTACACAGCTTCTGCAGCCGGTACTCAATATAATTGACAAAACCGACAGCCTGGAAGCGTTACAGCTGCAGCTGAAGGATAAGGAGCAACTGAAACAGCTGTACCAGCAGATGGATGGTGCAGAGCTGGAGGAACTGCTTGCCCAGGGCATGTATGTGGCAAACCTGATTGGGAGGATGGAGGAAGATGGCTGATGTGACCTATGGCACCGTGAAAGAGGGGTTATTCCAAAGTGCCCTGGATTTCCTAAAACAGAAAAAGCCTCTTCCATCCAAGTTGTACCGGGAGCTGGAGGAGGAAGCCAGGGCAAAGGCCTTTACCGTATCCGGCTATACCACGATGGAAATCCTGGAACAGTTCCTGCAGGAATTGGAGGCCGCTATTGAGCAGGGAACGACAAAAGAGGAGTTCCGGAAAAAAATGAACACCTTCCTGGAGGAAAAAGGTTATGAGGGGATAAATCCCTGGAAAGCGGATGTGGTGTACCGGACCAACCTGCAGACGGCATATAACGCAGGGCACTATAAAGCCATGACGGATTCGACGACCCGGAAGCTGCGGCCATACTGGCAGTATATTACTGCCGGTGACGGGAATGTCCGTCCCACCCACGCGGCCATGGAAGGGAAGGTATACCGGTGTGACGATCCCATATGGGATATCTGGTATCCCCCGAATGGTTTCCGCTGCCGCTGCGGGGTGATATCCCTGACGGAGGAGCAGGTAAAGCGCCGGGGGCTGCCAGTGGAAAGTGTCATGCCCCATGAAATCGACCGGGAAACCGGGGAGGCAGTCTTTTATTGGCCGGATAAAGGGTTTTCCGGGAACCCGGCAAAAACCGTTTGGAAACCGGATATGCAAAGCATCCGCCCGGACCTGCAGGGTGCGTACCAGGATACCCAAAAGGAGAAACGCCGTAAATGGCGAAATGCGGACGAAAAGAGCCGCGGTGGAAGGAACGGAGGGTAAAAGAGTTGTAACGCCGATTGACGCGTTATAACGGCGTTAGAGAGGGTAATAAAGATGAAAGATGAACCAACAACAATTATATGCGCTGCCGAACAGGTGGCTATGGACGGGGTGCCGGAGGAAATAAAAATCCTTCCCCTGGGAATGGTCCATAACGTCCACCAGGATTTTTTGGTAGATGACGAAAGCTGCCGGGCTATCATAAACCAATTTGCAAACAGAAAAATCGATCTGGTAATTGATTATGAACACCAGACACTTTTCAATGTACAGGCCCCGGCAGGGGGCTGGATAAAAGAGATACGCAAGGGAGAGGATGCGCTGATCGCAAAGGTGGAATGGACACCTAAAGCGCAGGAGTACTTGAAAAATAAAGAGTACCGTTACCTGTCCCCTGTGGTAAATGTCCGGAAAAGTGATGGCAGGGCGGTATCCATTAGTTCGGTGGCCCTGACAAACACCCCGGCAATTACGGGGATGTTTGCGGTCGTTAACTCTGCCGGGATTCCGGCTGGGTATATAAATCCTGAAGGAGGAAAAGAGATGGAATTTTTACAGATGCTGGCGGCCATGCTGGGCCTGCCGGAAACAGCAACCGAAGAGGATGTAAAAAACGCAGTGGAAGCGCTGCAGAAGAAGGGGACGGAAACGGAGCCTGTTGCGAACAGCACGATCTTATCCATGCTGAGTCTGAAAGCCGACGCAAAGACGGAGGATGTAACGGCAAAGATCCAGCAGCTGCAGAACGGCGGGACGGGGATGGCTGCGGAACTGGCAGATTTGAAAAAAAAGTTTGCGAAACGTGAAGCGGAGGATGCAGTGACCGTAGCTTTAAAGGACGGAAAAATTTCCGCCGCACAGAAGGAATGGGCAGCTGAATATGCACTGAAGGATCCTAATGGCTTCCAGAGTTTTTGTGAAAAAGCAACGCTCGTTGTTCCTATGGGAAAAACAGAAATGACAGATCCGAAGGCTTCCGGAAGTAAAGCCGAAATAGACATGATGGTGCTTAAGAACCTGGGGCTGACGAAAGAGGATCTGGAAAAATACGCAGACAAGGAGGCGTGAAAAAATGGGTAGAATCGGAAACGAACGGACAGGCGCAAATAACCTGGTGTTACAGGTTGCTGGGGGGCAGGTCTTAGAACAGGGTACTATGGTGGCTCTGAACGCGGATGGCTATGCGGTCCCTGCCGCCAAAGCAGCGGATCTGGTGATTGCCGGTGTGGCGCAAAGCTATGCCAATAACCGCCAAGGAGCGGACGGGGCCGAGGTTGTGTCGGTACGCAGGGGGGCATTTGTAATGGCTGCCGATGCAACGATAAAGGAAACAGACTTGTTAAAGACGGCCTATATGGCCGATGCCAAAACCCTGACCCTGACGGCAGAGGGATCCAGCCCGGTGGGGGCGATCCTGGAGGTGGCGGCGGATGGTGTAACTGTCCAAGTAGGCACAATGGGAATGGATATAACCGTAAATGTACCGGTTACGCCGGGAGCTTAAGCAAAAGGAGGACAAAGGAATGTTAGTAACAAGTGCTGCCCTTGTGCAGCTGAGAGTAGGTTTTTCAGCCGCGTTTAATCGTGGTTTGGGTAATGTAGTAACCTTGGCAGATAAGATAGCCACCACGGTACCATCTTCCACTGCATCCAACCTGTATGGTTGGCTGGGATCCATTCCCGGCCTGCGGAAGTGGATCGGAGAAAGGGAGATTCAGAAAATATCGGAGAATGATTACAGCATAAAAAACGAACCGTTTGAGCTTACCGTTGGGGTAAAACGGACGGATATCGAAGATGATAATTATGGTGTATATACCCCATTCATGGAAGGAATGGGTGAAAGTACAGCCCTCCATAAGGAGCAGCGGGTAGCGGAAACCGTGAAAAAGGGGTTCACTGACCTCTGCTATGATGGAAAACCCTTTTACAGTAAAGCCCATAAGGTCGGGGAGACAACCTACAGCAACCTGTCCGATGCCAAACTGAGCGCGGATTCCTTTATTGCTGCCAGGACAACTATGATGAGTCTGAAAAATGATCAGGGACAGCCCTTAAACCTGGTGCCGGACACCCTCCTGGTGCCCCCGGCCCTGGAACAGGAAGCCCGCATGATCCTAGAGGCTGATTTAATTAATGGGACAACTAACATTAATAAAGGCCTGGCTAAAGTGGAGGTTTGGACGGAACTGGCAGACCAGCCGACCCAGTGGCACCTGTTGTGTACCAAACGTAGCTTAAAACCTTTCATTTTCCAGGAGCGAGAAAAAGCCAAGTTTGTCGCTATGACCAAAGAAACAGACGAAAACGTGTTTATGAGAGACGAATATCTGTATGGGGTAAACGCCAGGGATGGCGTAGGCTATGGATTTTGGCAGATGGCCTATGGCAGCACGGGTACCACGGCAGGCTGATAGGAGGAAACGGGGATGGCATATTGTACGGAAAGTGAAGTGTTTGCAGCAGTTAAGGAGGATGCCTATAACAGCCTTCTGGGAGAGCAGTACATAGAAGATGTGGAGGAACGGAAAAAACGCCTCCAGCCCCTTGTAGAAGAAGCGATCGAAGATGCGGACGCAGAAATAGACGGCTATCTTGCGAAAAGATACTATGTGCCTATGTCCCCGGCCCCCAAGGTGTTAAACAAATTTAGTAAAGATATAGCAGTATATAATCTGATGAGCCGGATCGGGATCGATGAGTCCGACAGGGATAAAACCTATCTTAACAGGTATAATGCGGCGGTAAAATTTCTGGAAGGTGTTGCAAAAGGATTAATAGATATCGGCACCAGCGAAACAGAGTAGCCAGAACCAAGCGGCCCAGAAGGGCTTTCGGATGGAGCATTCAGAACGTCTGTTTTCTAGGGAAAGCATGAAAGGGTATTAAAATGTCGTCTGTAAATGTGAAAGTCGATGGGGATGTGCAGCGCCTGATGAAGCGCCTGGGAAGGATTGCCGGTGTGGACAAGGCCGGAATTAACAATACGATTGCGGAGGGCTTGCGGACCTCCACAATCGAACGGTTCCAGGCGGAAAAATCCCCGGAAGAAAAGAAATGGAAGCAATCCATTCGGGCCAGGGAGGAAGGCGGTAAGACACTGACAAAAAGCACTGCGTTACGCTCCTCCATCCGCAGCGAGGCATCGGCGGATGGGCTTGCCATAGGGACCAATGACATCCGGGCGGCAACCCACCAGTTTGGCGATACCCGCATAATAAAAGCCAAACGGAAAAAGGCGCTGCGTTTTCGTATAAATGGCCGCTGGGTAAGTAAAAAGGAAGTGAAAGTTACGATACCGGCCCGGCCTTTCCTGGGAGTTTCGGAAGAGGACGAAGAGGAAATAAAAAAGCTGTTGGGTAAGGCCCTGGAGGAGGTATGATCCATGATCACAGAATGCAGAAAGATATTAATAGAAACCTTGAAAGAGGCAGGCATCCGGAATAAACCGTATACCTCCCAGAAGTACCTAAGTCTGGCACAGGAAAGCCATGTAGGGGCGGTCTTATTTGAAAAAGAATCGATGCAGAAGGATTTACAGAACCGGGTTTATACCGGGGAGGATGGAAGAAAACGGAAACGGAAACGGGTGTTTTCCCGGATGGCATCTTTTAATGTTGTGATAGGTGAATACACCGTGGAAGCGGCAGAGGCGATTTATGAAAGCTTTTTGGAACATCTGCCTGCAGGGTTTTATATTGATAGAAATTATGTAAGCATCGAACCGGACGAAGCGGAGTGGATGGATGAAAAGGATCACATCCTGAAAAGCAAAGTGGCGGTGCAGCTTCTGGTCCTTTGCAATGGCGGCGTTTACAAAGATACGGATTACCTGCAGACAGATAAGGTGGATATCCAAGTCAGGAAGGAGTAAGGATGGCAACAAGCAAAAAAGTGGAACCGGGAGAGAACCGGAACGTAACCATAGAGGAGTGGCGGATGGCCCATAAGGTGCCTATGGCAATCCATTGCGGGCTGTGTGCCCGGAAGGGATGGAAGCCCGGGAAAGCGGTTCCGGAAGAAGAATATATCCAGGCCGAGAAAGAATTTTTAGAAGGAGGGGCAAAGTATGTTACGGGACGTAAGGCATGAAATTACAGATGGCCTCCTGGGGCTATCTAAATACCAGGGAACCGGTGTGCATGTAAAAATCGGGGCATCACCCATCGTAAGTGCGGAACCGGTGGTAATAACCGGCAGCATGTCCGCAGACCGGATAAAGGAATACCTGGGATTAAGCCCCCTTGCAGATAAAACCATGGACAGCGTGGAAAATGGTTCCGGCCGGGTGTTATGCATTCCTGTGGCCGCCAGTACGGCGGGAGGAATTGCAGAAGTAGAAACCGATGCAACCGGAACGGGGACAGTAGCCATTACCGGAACTCCCACCAATGCATTTTCCCTGCAGGTGGTGATTACCGGTAAAGGAGGCCTGAACGCGGCAGCTTTCCAGTTTTCCCTGGATGGTGGCTATTCCTTTTCGGAGGAATTGACGGTACCTGCCAGCGGAGAATACACGATAGAATCCGCGAAAATAAAGCTGACCTTTACGGCGGCGGAGGACGCGGAGTTTGAGGTGGGGGACAAGTTCCTGGCAACGACCACAGCTCCCAGAATGACCAACCAGGATATTCTGGGAGCATTAGAAAAGCTGAAGAATATTAGCACTATCTTTGAATACGTCCACATTGTAGGAGAAACAGAGCCGGAGCTGTGGGCAGCCGTTTCTACCTCACAGAAGGAATTGGAAAAAACCTGGCATAAACCGGCTTTCTTTATTCTGGAAGCCTACGAAAAGACGGCAGGCCAGACCCTGGATGCTTATATCCTGCAACTGGAGAAGGATCGGAAAAAGATAGGGAACTATCATATCCAGGTAGTGCCAGCCAGGGCCTCCTATGTTGGCATGGACGGTTTAGTCCGGGATACCAACATGGCCGGAATTGTAGCTGGCCTGTATGCCCAGGTGGATGTGAATAAATCCATCGGG